AATTAAACGATTGGGTGCTTAGTTTAAAATTAGTAAATACAGGTGTAAGCTTTACTATAGAATTAAATTCAATAATTACTTTGTTAAAAGATAATTACTTTTTTATTACTCCTGACATGAATGAAGCTGCTGATGACTTTGAATTCACTGATACTGACAAAGACTTAGCTAATCAACTTGAATTAGAAAATAATCTTAAAAAAACATTTCTTAAGTTATGGGATGAACAAATTACAGATGAATATTTGCCTTTAGTAAATACTGGTGATGTTATTTATAATGGTTTAGATAAAGTTCTTAAAGATCCTGAATTAAAAGAAAAAACATTTAATGAGGCTTATAATCGCATAGTTGATGAAGACTTTGAAAGTGAAGAAGAACGCTATGATTATTTTAAAGGATCAGTTATGGATGAAGTTGATTTTAATATAATGGCTGAATTTGCTCCTCAATTAGCTAGAAACTTACTAACAGCTGGCTTTGAATATGATTCTGATGAAGACCTATGGATTTTGCCAGATACTAATCAATTTAGTTCTTATGGTATTATATGGGACATTTGGGGTATAGATTATGATACTAATATAAGAGAAACAATAGGTAGATACTTAAAAAATGCTGCTCAAGCATTAGATTAATTTGTACTTAGTATTAAGGTGCGGAAGATGTAGGATTCGAACCTACGGAACCTTTTAAAGTTCAACAGTTTTCAAGACTGCCGCGATCGACCACTCTGCCAATCTTCCAAAAACACACTCTTAAGCATTCTACTCCCAGCTCCGAGGAATTGTATCTAACTTAGCCCATCTCACCGCTGTATGGGTACTTAAGTTTATGTGTTTGTAGTCAGGACAGGATTCGAACCTGTATGTCAACCTCTACGACAGAGCTGTTCTTATTAACCGTGGCCAGCGGGTTTATTACAGTTGTAGTTGACTATCTATGTAGCGTCTACCAATTCCGCCACCTGACTATTTTAATCAATTTGAGAAATTAAATTTTCGCTGAAAAGTTTTAAGATTTGAGTTTTCCTTCTTTTAAATTTTAACTTTTAAATCTTAAGGCTTTTGTCAAAATCAATATCTAAGCATCAGTTTTATGAAGATAGTTTCCTATCTAGGTATGTATAAATCCGCAAGCAGATTCGTACAAGGCGCTACTAATTTAATTTCTCTCCTTGATTAGATCTTTGTGATAGCATTAAATGCTTCAATTTTTTCTTGTAATGATTCTAATTCTGTTTCCCAAGCTTGAATTAGTTCATCTTTTTGAAACAAGCTTAAGAATGCTACATATTCTGTAGGAGCAGCATCTGAATGACGGTATTCTTTTATTAAACCGCTTTTTGTATCAACACCGCGTAAACGTGAAATTAGATTCTTTAATTCACCCAATCTAAAAATTTTATGGGCAATAGGCTGATTAGCAATGTGAATTTTAGCTTTTAGTTCAATTAATTCATTAGTTAGTTTCAACCAAGATTCATACGCTACTGCGGGATCATAACCCTTATCTACATTCTCTTTAAGTTGAGAATTGTATTTGCTGAAACGTATGTACATTTCATCTGCTTGTTTAACAAGTTTCTTTTTGTGTTTTAAGGCTTTTGTTAAGTTCATATCTATTTAATTAGTTGCGGACGACAGACTCGAACTGCCAATTTAAGGTTATGAGCCTTATGTGTTACCATTACACTAATCCGCCGTTTTTTTATTCTTATAATATAAATATAACTAAGTATTTTTAAAAAACCAAATTTATTTTAATAAGTTTTAAAAAAATATTATGGTATTAAGTATTTACGAAAATCACTAGACATTGGAGCTGCGTTGTCAAAGTAATAAGTTTCATAAATTTTATCATTCACATATATGTACTTATAAAAACCACTGGGTACTGTTGCTCCTGTAGTTAATACAATAGAGTTTTTATACACACATTGTATTCTTATTGTTACTTGCGCATTAACCGCGAGATTACGCTCGTGAACTTCAAGTAAACGCCACACACCGCGATTTAGTCTTTCATGTTGTAAAACGCAATTTAAATACGAAAAAGTACTTTGTAGTGTTTCTTTATAGCAATTAAAATCAGCAGCTGGAGCACAGTGACCTTTATCCCATACATTAGCTTCATAGTCTTTATTGTCTGATGTGATTATACCTGGTACTGTATAAAAATCCATACCTGTGCGAGGTACTTTACCATTAGTACATTGTATTTTATATGTTACCCACAGTGGTTGTTGTTTTGTCTCGCTATACATACAAGTAAATGTATTACCTATAATCAATACACTGTCGCGTTGAGCATATGTATTTACTTGGAATACTAAGTAAGTTAATATTAAAACTATAAATTTTTTCATATTTATAAATATAATAAATTTTTTTTACAAAACCAAACTTTATGCGAGATACTTTTGACATACATAAATGGAAAACATATCAAATGTTTTTAAATGAATCAGATGATGATTTTGAGTTCACTGATACTGATAAAGAATTAGCAGCAGGTTTAAATACTATTGAGTTAAAAGTAGGAGATTATATTACTCCTGATATGTGGAAAGATTCTATTACTTCTAATCTTAGTACTAGAGAATATTTTAAACATCTTACTAGTGTACCTCGTAAAATTAAAAGAACACAGTATTTTGAAAATGATGGTTTTTATTGGTGGTTAGAAGATTTTAATGCTGAATTTAAAAATAATAATTTAAAACCAGAATTTAAAGTAATAAGTGATTTAGATGAGCAAGATGATGACTTTGAGTTTACCGACATAGATAAAGAATTAGCTATGAGTTTTGGTACTTGGCCTATTGTTATTGAAATGACTAACGAGTACTTGTTTTGGGATGGCACTGGTGAAAGATATTATTTTGATGAAGTTAAAGTTATTAAAACTAATAATGATGAATTAGAAGAATTATTAGGTCAAAATATTCCACATAATGCTCAATTTATTAAAGATTTAATAGGAGAAAACTACATACAAAATGATGATTTATTAGATTGGTTACATAAAGGACAAACAACACAAGAAATTCCTGGATATTTATTTAAACACGGATGGGAAAACCAATGGGAAGAGGTATTTTTTAAAGTATATTTGCCTTCTACTATGAGTGAATCTGATGATTTTGAATTTACAGACACTGATAAAGAATTAGCTAGTTATTTAGGTGTTGATGATGAGTTAAAAGTAGGCAGTATTGTTATTCCTCAAATGTGGGATAAAGAAGCTTTAGAAAGATCAATTGATTATTTAAAAGTTGGAGAAGATAGTAAAGATACCCTTAAACAATATAAAAAATTTCTTAAAGAACCTCACACAATTAGTGGGTTATTTAAAAGTGAATTAGTGCCAGATAGTAAAGATTACTATAAAATAGTTTTCACTAATGGCTCTGTAATTCATAGTAGTTATTTAAAACCTGAGTTTAATACATTTAAACCATTGTCTGAATCAGATGATGACTTTGAGTTTACTGATACTGATAAAGATTTAGCAGCTAATTTAAATGTTAAAGAATTAACAGTTGGAGATACTATTATGCCTAATATGTGGATTGATGTTTTTGAAAAAGGTGAGACGTTAAAGAAATATCAAATAAAATCATTAAAATCTAGTCCTCATAAAATTACAAACATTGAAGTTATTGGAGATGATCGTGTATTGATGTTTGGTGAAATAGATGATTATTATTATACTAATGATTTTTTAAAACCTCAATATAGAGTAGTCTTACCTGATGATTTAGATGAACTTAATGAAGCTTGGTCTGAAGAACGTAAAAAACAAGACCCAGAAGGTTATGCTAAGTATTTAGAAAAAGCTAAACAAAGAGATAAACAATATAGAGAAAAATTAAAGCAAGATCCTGAAGCTTGGGCTAAATATCAAGAAAAAAACAGACAAAATGCTAAACAATATCAAGAAAAAAACCCAGAAAAACAAAAACACTATATAAAAAAATTAAAACAGGATCCTGAAGCATATGCTAAACATTTAGAAAAACAAAAACGATCTAGAGAAAAATTAAAGCAAGATCCTGAAGCTTATGCTAAATATTTAGAAAGATTAAAACAATATCGAGAAAAAAACCCAGAAAAAATAAAACAATATCAAGAAAAATATCAAGAAAAATACCGAGAAAAAAACCGAGAAAAAATTAAACAATATATAGAAAAAAACCGAGAAAAAATTAAACAAGATCCTGAAGCCTATGCTAAATACTTAGAAAAACAAAAACAATATCGAGAAAAAAACCCAGAAAAAATAAAACAATCTGCTAACCAGTACTATGAAAAAAACCGAGAAAAAATAAAACAATCTGCTAACCAGTACTATGAAAAAAACCCAGAAAAAGTAAAACAACGTCTTAAACAAAGTTATGAAAAACTTAAACAAGATCCTGAAGCTTATGCTAAGCATTTAGAAAAATTAAAACAAAGATCTAAACAACGCTACGAAAAATTAAAGCAAGATTATGATAATTATGTAAAACAATCATCTGATTTTTTCTATAATACTATTACTAACAATCCAAGTCCTGAGTTAGGAAATATTAAAGATAATCCTAAACTTTTAACTAAACTTTATTATGAGTTTATAAAAAAAGCTAAACAACGATATAAAGCTAAAAATAAAGATTTTTCATTTATGATTACTGAGTTTGATGACTTTGAATTTACTGATGCAGATAAAGACTTAGCTTCTAGTTTAGCTAATGATATTATTTTAGAACCAGGATATGTTTTTAATGGTGATGAAATAAAAGATGATAAATCACTTAGAGCAAGATTAATAGGTAAAACTATTACTAGATACTATACTAGAAAAAGTCCATTATTAAATTCACGTGATCAAATTATGATGGATATTGAAGATGTAAGTGGTAAAGAAATACAATACATGATATCTAAACTTAAACCTAATTATTTTATACCTGATAAAGTATATAATTTAAAATTAGGTGAAGAATACAAATAATAATATTTATACACATGCCTAATCCCCAACAAAATCCTACTCAACCAGTTATTAAACCAGGTACACCTACTAAACCTAAACCTAGAAGAACATCTGTTCCTAGTCCAGGTACTAGTCCTAAACCAGCTCCTAAAGCAAATTTAGAAGAAAACACTAAAGAAATACTAAAAAAAATCATTGATCGTTATATGTCTGAGTTTGATAAACTCCATGAAGCTGATTATGATAAAATCTTTGATCCTGAAACTTTAAGTAAGTTAAAAGGTAGTGTAGCTCAAAGATTACAAGGCAAAAATCCAATGCAAGTTGCTATGCAATTACAACAGCTTGCTATGCAAGTGATGAGATTAGAACAAGGAAATCAAGATTTACTTGAACAATTAGCTTATGATGTTGTTTATGAAGCTTATCCTTACTTAAAATCAAATGAAGATGTAATTGAAATTGACGCTAAAATTGTTCCTCAGTCACAAGTTAAAGATGCTTTACAACCTAATACACCTGATGAAGAAGACATTGATGAATTAAGTGTTGAAGAAGAAAATGAAATGATGGATGATATAGCGGCTGACTTGAAAAAAAGAAGACTAATTAATGCTATAACTCAAGGTGGTTCTACATTTAGTAAATCAGCTCATTATGTTCAACAAGAATATATTGACATTGTTGGTGGTGAAGGAACTTCTGATAAGTATAAAGATTTAATGCAAACAGCTCTTGACATGATTGATTTTATGGTGGGAATGGCTAGTATGAATATGGGTGGAAGTGATTTAGAAAATAGCGCTACAGGTGCTGAGTCAGTATTTTATGATTTTGAAAAAGAAAAATGGGTTATTAAAGCTAGAGCTATTGTGTTTCCTGTTCTTGTATTAGAAATTGTAAAAGGAATGTATGAAATCATTGGTTTATTTGGATTTGATGATTTAGAAAGAGGAGAAAAAGTAGTTAGTAAAATAGATAAAATTAAAAACGAACCTGAAGACATTGCTTATGGTCAATTAATTACTAAAAATTTATTTGATATTATTAATAAACTTGAAACTGATGTCACACCAGAAGAAAGAGATGATTTTTTACAAGACATATACAAGTTAGATAACAGTGAGTTTATTAAATTAATGACTAATGTTATTAATAACAATGTACCTACAGATCAAATGAACATGTTAAAAGGCATGTTTAGTCAAATGCGTTCAGATAAAAAAGCAGATGACGCTGATAGTGCTTTATTTGAAAGATATAAAAAATTAGCAGGATTATAAGAATAATTTGGCTTTGTCCAAAAAATTCGTTATATTCCCACTTAATGACTCATAACATACCTAACATTAAAGTACTTATTAAAGTTATTAAAAATAAACGTTACACAACATTTAAATTAGCTGAAATTGCTATAAAACGTTATCATTATAAAATTAATACTTTAGATACAAGTAACCCTAACTCAGCTGAAGAATTATTACCTTCACGTATGTTTCACACCTTAGTTAAAAAGTTTTTACCTTCTTCATAAAAAGGCTTGGCTTCGTCACTTTTTTTCTGTATATTCCCACTATTATGATTGACTTATTTAATAAAGTAATAGAATATCAAAAAGTTAATGGTACTGAATCAAATCCTCAAATAATAATGTTTAAGTTAGCAGGATGTAAAAAATGTAAAGAAGTACAAGTTGACTTAATGATTAATGATGCTGACTATGATGAATTTGACTGTATGAATGAAAAACATGAAGAAATAGCTGATGAAATAGAAACAGTACTTAACATTAATCATTATCCTATACTATTTATTACTCGTCCTCAATATAAAATCATAACAACAGACGACTTAAAATCAGAACACTCAGTTTACGAACAAATACAAAAATACTTATGAGATTCAAACAACCCGTACATCAATGTCTTTCAACTATAGAGACATCAGTTAAAGCGTTAGAATATTTCTTACGCACTAGACCAACATCAGAAGCAGAGCAAAAAGACATTGAGTCTAAATTGTATCAAATACAAAAAGCTCTAGAACAAAGCCGTACTTATTTATCTAATGAGTCAGATGACTTTAGGTAATTTGGCTCACTAAAACATATTAGTTATATTAAAGTTATGAATGTTAAATTAACTCCAGAACAAATTCTTGATAATTGGAATCGCTTTCTTTCAATTATAGATCAACATATTTCTTCACCTCGTAAAGAAGTACTATTAAATTTCTATAAACAATATGAAGAACGATTTTGTTTAATGCCAGCGTCTAATAAAAGAGAATATCATAATTCTTTTGAAGGCGGTTATATTGATCATGTATTAAGAGTAATTGATGGTGCTTTAGCATTACATGATGTTTGGACTAAATTCAACACTAAATCTACATACACTGTTGAAGAACTAGTATTTTCAGCTATTAATCATGATTTAGGTAAATTTGGAGACTTTGACAATGCCGCTTACATTGACTCTACAGACGAATGGAGACGCAATAAATTAGGAGAAATGTATGTTTTTAATCCTAAATTATCTTACATGTCTGTTCCTGATAGGAGTATTTGGATTTTGAATATGTTAGGTCTTCAATTAACTCAAAATGAAACTTTAAGTATTAAACTTCATGATGGGTTATATGATCCAGCTAATGAACCTTACTTAAAATCATGGATGCCAGAAACAAAACCTCGTACTTCTTTAGTATTTATTATACATCAAGCTGACTTAATGGCTGCTAGAGTTGAATGGGAACAAGAATGGCTTGATGGTTTTTATCAAGAACCTAAAAAACAAACAAAACAAACTTACAAACAACCAGCTCAAGAAAAAGCTATTAGACAAATTGGTTCTAAAAATAATGCTTTTGCTGATATGTTAAAAAATTTATAATATGGTAATAATACTTAATATAGGAATATGGATAATATCTATTTTAGTTTACATCATATGGAATCAATATAAACGAAATGAAAAGTTAGAAGAAATAGCAACTAAACAAGCTGATTTTATTTCTGAAACTAAAAATACTGTTGACCAAGTAACAAAAATGTTTGATACTATTGATGAACAACAAATTTTTAGAGCTAATGATTATGTTGGTCATATGTGGTTAGAACTAAAAGCCTTGAATGAAGCTTTAAAAAACTACAAGTAATGACAAAACAGTTAGATCCAACTTTATATACTAAAAAAGGAACACTACGGAAACGAAAACCTAAAAAGAATAAAAATTATTTTACTCAAGACACTGAAGACGCTATTATATCATATGTGTCTTCTACTGATGATCAAGAAAGAAATAAAATTTATAGGGAACGCATACATTATGCTTTTTCTAAACTAACAGAAAATTTAATACATACTTATAAGTATTATTATACAGATAATCATTCTATTAATGAAATACAACATGATGCTATAATATTCTTAATAGAACGACTTAAAAAATTCAAATCTGGTAAAGGAAAAGCATATTCATATTTTGGTACTATAGCTAAAAGATATTTTATATTTAATAATCAAAATAACTATAAGAAACTAAAATCACACTCAGATGTAGATGATATTAATGATGATTTAGAAATTTCTAAAGAATTTATTGTACAAGAAGTCAATAATGACTTGTCTGATTTTTTAAATGTTTATATATTATACATTGAAACATATATGCCTAAGTTGTTTCCTAAAGAAAAAGATCAACAAGTAGTAGATGCTATTTTAGAATTATTCCGTAAACGAAAAAACATGGATATATTTAATAAAAAAGCATTTTATATATTCATTAAGGAAATGATTGATGTAGATACAACTGTTATAACTAAAATCATTAAAAAAATGAAAAAATTATATGTTGTGTTATTTAATCAATACACAATAAACGGTGTAGTTAAAAAACTTTAATAAAATCATATTTATTGTAGAATATGGATTACAATAAAGAAGTGTTTAAAGGTAAAACTATATCTTCATTAATGGAAGAAGCTTACAAAGACAAACAAGAAAAAGCTAAACAGCTTAAAGGTCTTATTTCTCAATTAAAAGAATTTATTACAGACGGTGGAGACGCTGTTATGATGGTTCCTTTAATTAAAGAATACATGGATTTAAGTATTAAAAATGATGATGTTTTATTAAAGTTATTAGGTATAATCCAAAAAATTGAAGCAGTAGGAGCTAAAAACACTGAAGACGGTGGTATAATGTCTGAAAGAGACAAACAACTTTTATTTGAATCTTTAGAAGGTTTAGGTTTAAACGATTAATATGCCTAATTTAGGATCATTAAATACAGCTGGAGTAACTACTAGTACATCTACTATTAGTAATGCTGCTGTATCTAGTGGTATAACTAATACTCAAAAGTCATTAAATACTAAATATCGATATAGAGTAACTGATATTTTACCTAATGGTGATGTTTATTATGAAGATACATTTAATAATTATAATAAATCTAATTTAGGTAATCCTAATCTTAATAATATAGCTAGCCCATTAAATCTATTAAATTTTCAGCAGCCTCTTGTAGGAGAATACATTGATATAATACCAGCAGGCGATGCTAAAGGATCTGCTAATAACGCTAATAATCCTAGTAAAAAAATGTATTATACTGGTCCTTTAAATATGTGGGGTAATATAGCTACAAATAAAAATCTTGACCCTTCAGTTCCTGGACAAACTAATGAGTCTAAAGAAACTAATATTAATACTAAGTCTTTTACTAATTCATTAAATGGATTTATATAATGTTAGAAGAAAAAGCTATACCGTCTCGCAATATACAACCTGGAGCCAATATTATAAATGGTAGGGGAGGTAGTTCTATTTTACAAGACATAAATGGTAATATTTTATTAACAACAAACAATGAATCAGATGGAGAAGTATTTTCACCTGAAAAAGCATACTCAGCTATTTCTATAATAAGTGATAATGAACCTACTGATTTTAATACTAATATTGTTTTACCATCAAATAATTTTTCAACTATAAATTACAGTCAACAAGATACAACTACTATCACACCTGTTTTTATACAACCTGATACTACTAAAAAACTAGAATTAATAAATGTAACTGAATCTATAATTAAAACTCCAGCAGTAGTTTCTAAAGCTAAACAAATAGAAGAAGAAACAATAATAGTAGATTTTTTACCAGACATTGAACCTCAGTTTTCATTATTAGTTAATGAAACAGGCAGTGTGTCTTTAGAAGACTATGTTGGTTTAACTAATATATACACTGAAATACTAGTATCTAGAAGTTCTAATGGTACTTATCCAGTAGCATCTTTAAAATATAATGAATTAAATACTACTCAAAAAACTAATTTTAACACATTAGCAAGTGTATTAAAACAATATGATTTTAGTCCTATTGAAATTAAAGCTATATTAGCAGTATGTTCTAAAGAATCTGGGTATATAGCTAAAAAAGAAGCGTCTTATAAAAACACAAGTAGTGATAGAATTAAAAGTATATTTAAATCTGCTTTTAAAACAAAAACATTAGCTGAAATTGATGTAATTAAAAAAGACGATAAACAATTTTGGGATTATGTTTATGGTTATTTAGGTCCTTTTGGTAAACAATATGGGCATACAGCAGCTGGAGACGGAGAAAAATACTTAGGTAGAAGTTTTAATGGCATTACTTTTAAAACAGTTTATCAAAAAACTCAAAGTACTTATAATAGTTTAGGTGCTAAAGGTGGTAAAATTGACATTGTAGCCAATCCTTATGTTTTAGAAACTAATATGAATATAGCAGCTCATATGACTGCTGCTTATTTTATAAATGCTAAAAACACTTATTTTCCTAAAAAAGTCTTTACAGATTTAAACACAGCTATATTATTTTATATAAGAGCTAATGCTGGTTGGGGTCTATCAACATCAAATAACATACTACAAGAAGGACTTGCTAAAGCTAAAAACTTTGCGTCGACATTACCTGATACTATATAATGGCTAATACTAACGAAAAAATATCAATTAAATCAGGTAAACTTGAAATAGTGTCTACAACTACAGACATTAAATTAAATTCTAATACTTACATACATTTAGGAGCTAAAGAAGGAGTATTTATTGATATTGGTAATATAGATGGAGACAATAAAACTAACTCATTAATTATTAACGCTCCATCAATTGAGTTAGGTTTAAATAAACCTGGTTATAAACAAGAACCTATAGTAAAAGGAGACACTTTAGAACAAAAATTAATTCAAATGACAAGCATAATTGAAGATTTAGCTTACCAAATTAGATTAATTAGCAACCCAGATAGTCAACCTCATGCTGTAAATTTATATAATAACATATTAGCTGAAACTACTCAACTAAAAAAAGAATTAAAAGACATAAAATCTAAAGTAAGTAAAACAATATAATGTCAAACATAGACTCTTTAAAAACTTTACAAACAAATGTTTTACCTAATACAAGTAAAGCTGGGTTAGATTTATCTAAGACTATATCAACACTTTCAAATTTAAGTTCTGAAGTAAATAAAATAGCTTCATTTTTAAATAATTCTTCAGTAGAAGGAAGTTCAGGTGATCAACCTTTAACTCTAAAAAGTTTCGCTAAAGAATTTGCTAGTAAATCAACTCAACAAGAAACAGTGTCATCTAATACAGATTCTGTAGCTGATTCTAATCCTAAAACTAAAAAATTTGTTCAAATATCTTCTAGACTAATAACTCAAATAATTAATCAACAAGCTTCATCAGGGAGAATGTTGTATTTATTAGAATCTCAAGTTAATAGAATACTACAACAATCTAAAGTTACTTATGTTAAAATAGAAAATGGACAAATATTAGCTCAACCTATTCAAAACACTGAAATTAATTTAGCTTTAGTTAATATTCAAAAAACAATTAATTCTATTGTAAATAATATTGATAGATATGCTAAACGTATTTATAATGAAAATCCAATAAACACAACAAATGACTTAAAAAATAATTTAAGTTTAAATAAAATAATTGATTTTATAAATACTGTATTATCTATTTATTTAGTTGCTTTACAAATACAAATTAAAATAAGGAAATCACAAGACATAGCAGCTGCCGCTAATGCTTTAGCAACTGTACCTCCTCAACCATTAGTTGCTGCCCGGTATACTCAAGCTTCTTTAGAATTAACTGCTAATGAACAAAAACAATTAAATGATTTAGCTGCGGCTTATCTTCAAATTAAAAATATAGATGACCAAATAACCTTTTACGGTAAAAAATATACTAAACAAAAAGCTAGATTATCTGATTTAAAAGGTACTATTGATAGTTTTATAACATCTACTACTAATAAAACTTTAACACAACTAAATAATCAAATAACTGGATCTCTTAATCAATTAACAGGTTCTTTAGATAAAAAACTAAATACTTAATATTTATATAATATGAAAGCTGACAATTTAATTAAATTAATTCAGGATGTTGTGAGAAAAGAAGCACGTGTAGCTGTTATGGAAGAATTAGCTAGACAAGCTATTAATGAAAATAAAACTAAACCTATGTTATCTTCTAAGTCTATTAATACTGCTTTTAACATACCTTCTAAAACTAAATCAAATAATGTGTTAGAAGACTTAATTAATGAAACTAGACAAAACAATGAGTGGAAAACTGTAATGAATTTAACATCAGCTGATGCTCAAAATTTCCACAATCCTATGGAATATGATTTAGGTACTACAACTGTAGAAAATTTTATAAACCAAGCTCCTCAAGGAGTGTCTGATCCTAGACAAGTACAAATAAATGATGTGCCTGACTTCTCAGACATGATGAAAGTAATGAAAAACAAAGGCATAGTATAATGGCTGTAAGACCAATTTATAGATACAATGATGTTACTTCAAACGCAACTATTAAAAAAGAAATAGGTGTTGGAGTACAATTTGTAGAAAATGGAGTATTTACATCAACTATAACTACTGCTTCTCAAACTAAAAATCAACTAATTAATTACTTACTAACAAATCCAGGTGAACGTTTTTTTGATCCTGGTTTTGGTTCTGGTATTAGAGCTTTATTATTTGAACCTAATACTGATTTAGAAGTACTAACAGACACTCTAAAAGAAGGTATTGAACGTTATGTGCAAAATATTATAGTTAATAATGTATTAGCTACAAGTGAAAATAATACAGTTTATCTTAATATAAATTATTCAATTAATAACCAAGCAGACGAATTAAACATAGCACTAACAACTAACTTATAATGAGTGTACAATATTTAAATAAAGACTTTAATCAATTAAAAACAGCTTTAGTTGATTATATAAAAAATAATTACCAAAACTACAGTGATTTTGGTCCTTCATCACCTGGAAACATGTTTTCTGACTTAGCTGCTTATGTAGGTGATGTATTATCATTTTATACTGACACTCAAGTTCAAGAAACTTTATTATTAGAAGCTAAAGAAAAAAAGAACATATTACCTATTGCTTATAGTTTAGGATATTCACCTAGAATAACTAAAACATCAACAGTAGATTTAGATGTATATCAAGTTATACCTTCTAATGCTTCAAATAATTATGCTCCTGATTGGAGATACACTGTTAAAATACCTCAAAATTCTATAATACAGTCAAATTCTAAACCTAATGTTACTTTTATTACAGAGAACTTAGTTGATTTTTCTTATTCATCTTCAATGGATTTAACAGATGTGTCTGTGTTTTCTTATTATAATGGAACTACTAATCCTAATTTTTATGTTCTGAAGAAAAAAACACCAGCATACTCAGGTGAATTAAAAACACAAACATTTACATTTACAACAGTTGAACAGTTTGCTAAACGAACTTTATCAGACACTAATATTATTAAAGTATTAGATGTAAAAGATTCAGATGGTAATACTTGGTATCAAGTTCCTTATTTAGCTCAAGACACAGTTATTGATAAAACATATAACTTATCAATCAATGAACCTAATTACTACACATATAAGGATCAAGCTCCTTACATGTTAAGACTAAAAAAAGTTCAAAAACGCTTTACAGCTCAATTTGTAGATGACACTTCATTAGAAATTAGTTTTGGAGCTGGTACTACAGGTACTGCTGATGAACTTATTATACCTAATCCTTATAATGTAGGTATTGGTTTACAAGATGGTATTTCAAAATTCAATACAGCATTTGATCCTTCTAATTTCTTTTATACTAATGAGTATGGTCAAGCTCCTGTAAATACAATCTTAACATTTACTTATGTTGTTGGTGGAGGAGCTCAATCTAATTTACCTCCAAATGATATTAATATTACTAACACAGTAAATCCTACTATTGATAGTTATGGTCTTGAATCATCTGTTGTTCAAACTGTATTAAATTCAATTAGTTTTAATAATAATATTGGATCTACTGGTGGTGGACCTGGTGATACTATTGAAGAAATTAGACAAAATGCTTTAGCTAATTTTCCAACTCAATTAAGAAACGTAACTCAAGCTGATTATTTAGTTAGAACTTTAAGTATGCCTACTGAATTTGGTTATATTTCTAAAGCATACATAGCACAAGACTTAAATTTAAATCCAGATACAGATAAGGCTAATACTACATCTAATAATCCTTTAGCTTTAAGTGTTTATATTTTAACTAACAACAATGATGGTAAATTAATTAACGCTAATAATGCTGTTAAACAAAATTTAAAAACATACTTATCACAATATAAAATACTAACAGACGCTGTTAATATTAAAGATGCTTATTATGTTAATATAGGCATTAATTTTGAAATACAAGTACTACAAGGATTTAACGCTCAACAAGTATTAGTAGGATGTATTAATAAACTAAAAGAATTTTTTAATACTACTAAATGGTCTATTAATCAACCTATAATATTATCTCAAGTAGAAAACGCTATATCATCAGCTGGTGTTAATGGTGTTGCTGCTGTTAAAAAAATAGAGTTTGTTAATAAAGCAGGAGGAAATTATTCTCCATATTCTTATGATTTAACAGGTGCTACTTTAAATGGAGTTATATATCCTTCATTAGATCCATCAATATTTGAAATAAGATATCCCGACCAAGACATATACGGTAGAGTTGTTGGCATGTAATATTTATCAATAACATGGCTGTTTATCAAATATTCCCTAAAAAAGACGCTACTTTATACAGTGAATATCCTCAACTCAACTCAGGATTAGATGAGATACTAGAATTAACTAAAACTAGTACCTCTGACCCTGCTAGAATTTTAATATCTTTTGACCAACAACAATTACAAGATGTTATTAATAATAAAATTAATCCAACAATAACATCAGGATCATGGAGTGCTTATTTACGTTTATTTGCTTCTGAAGCAGAATCTTTACCTACAGACTTAACTCTTTTGATTGACCCTATAGGTCAATCTTGGGATCAAGGTACTGGTCGGTTAGCTAATTCACCTGCTACAGAAAATGGAGCATGTTGGTTAACTAGAACTAATCCAGACGCTGTGTTATTTTGGGCTACTAGTTCTGGAGTAACAATGTCTTTTAGTAGTTCAGAAGGTGGAGGTTCTTGGTACACAGGTTCAACTACAACTCAATCTATTAGTGAATATACCAATAAAGACATTTGGAATAATGTTACTTCTCAAACTATAAGACATTATTCAGGATCTATTTCTAATTATGGTTATATTATTAGAGTAACATCTTCTATAGAAAACGATCTTAACTATGAGTATAAGTTATCTTATTTTTCAAGAGATACTAATACTATTTATCCTCCTTCTTTAGTATTTTATTGGAATGATCAAGTTTGGAATATAACTTCTAGCGCTGATAGAATTGTCACTAATCAAGAATTTGCTGTAACATTAGGAAATAATAAAGGCATATTCCAATCTAATGAAAGAATACAAATGAGAGTATATGCTAGAGATACATTTCCAGCTAGATCATTTGTAACATCATCTTTATATGCTTATAATAAGTTATTACCTTATAACTCATGGTATCAAATTGTTGATGTAGATACTAATGATATTATTATACCATTTGATTCAAGAGGTACTAGAATTAGCGCTGATGACACTAGTAACTACTTTAATTTAGACATGGATATACTAGAACCAGAACGGTTTTATACTATTCAAGTTAGAGTATACTTAAATGGAAATTATTACACAACTAGTAACTTATTACAATTTAAAGTAGTACAAAATTCAGGACCAGAAGGAGACACTTTTAGTCCATTAATTTTACCTACTCCAGCATCTTACGTACCTCCAACACCTACTCCTTCAGGATCTTACACAGGTTCATATTCTGGTTCACTTTATGTTCAAAATAATTTCTTTGAATACTGTTATATTTCAGACACTCCTTAAGATATGGCTAATGTTAATGTTCCAACTCAAAAAACAATTTATAGTAATAATATAAATAAAGTTGTAGATACAAGTTTTTCTAATTATATTCCGCCTGTTAATACACAAATAACAACACCGGTACCTACAGTAGAAGAATTTTTTAATAACTATGACATATTATTTTATAGTATACCACAAACTGGAAATAATTCTCATGAAACTCTTGTTGAAAGAAGCTCAGAATACATAGGTTTAGATCTACAACAGTTATTACAACAGTTACAAGATTTACAAAAACAAAACGAACAATTACAAAAACAAATAGATACTTTTAATATCTGATAATGGCAGTACAAATAAGACAAATAAACGTTGATAATAATATTTTAGATGCTCAAGAACAAAATCTTGTAGAATCTAAACAAATGACTAGATACTTTGGTTTGTCTGAAGACTTTATTCAGTTATATGTTTATACTGGTACTACTAATACTTTAATTAATACTAATCCTAATTTTAAGAACTATACTATAGTAAACAATAAAGAAATAGTATTTGATCCTGAAAAAAATATTACTGATTTAGGTTATAGAATAGGCACTTATAATTTAGTTTATAATTTTTTAAGACCTATAATTTCTTTAAATTCTAACTTAGATTTATTTATTCAAAGTATTTCTACAGATCGATTAGAGATTAAAGTGTCTTCAACTACAGAGTCTGAAGATTTAATTTATTCTAATGCTATTTCATATATTGATTTAGTTAGTAATAGAGGATTTTTTATTGAATTTTATTTAGATTTTGGTAATAACAATCTTATTCCTGCTTCTTCTTTAGCTATTGAACGAGATGTTAATAACAATACTAGTATATTAATTAAATTATTTGATGCTTTACCAAATAATATAGCATTAAATACTCCTTTAAACATAGTTGAAGAAGTTGTTAACACACAAGCTTTTGAAGCATTGTTAACAACAGATCCTATAGTTACTCCTCTTCCTTCTTTACGTCAAGCTAATTTTTCTATTGAAGTTGATGATAAAAGAATAGGATCAACAGATTACTATAACTATAATCAAATAACTAGTCTTTCTGGATCTAATAATTCATTACAAACTTTATTAAGTTTTGTTAGTTCATCTAACCCAACTTTAAATATAGACTACACAGACTATAATAATTTTATTCATTTTTCATCAGCTGCTAAGCGTTTAGAAACTTTTAAAAATAAAGTAACTAATTTAGAAATCTATAATACTTACTTAAACATCACAGCTAGTACTACAGCATCTAATCCAGATAATATTGTTTATCAAACTAAAATAAATGACATTATACAAGGTTTTGATGGTTGGGAAAACTACATGTATTATGAATCTAGTAGTTATACTTGGCCAAAATCAAACACTGTTAAACCTTATTCTTTATATTCTTATTCATCATCTAATGCTATCACTTGGTATAATACTAACCAAACTTCAGCTAGTTATTAT